CTACTCCTACAGATGTACCACCTCTATTGTATTCTGCTCTTAGTTCTAATCCACGCTTTGCTGCCTTTGCGACACTTTCTGGTGGCTTAAAGTTTATGCTTTCATACTTCTTTAGTTCTGTTAAATACTGTTTATCATAGTCAGTCATTTCTTGTGGTGACATTTCTGCAAAAGGGTCTAACGATTGCCAAGACTTACACCAAAAATTAATGTGTATAAATTCTTCCCACTTATTACAATAACTTGCATCATGAAAACTACAATTACCACATCTTTGCCCCACTACACCTGATTCAGATGCTGGTTGGTATGCTGGTGGTAAATTACCATAATGCCATTCTGTTATAGGTCTTTCTTTTACCACTTCAACTTGTCGTATTTCTCCTTTGTCTCTTTCCATATACTATAAAATTGCTTAATCTTTGCTCTTGCTGGTTGATAACGGCTTAGTATCTCGTATTTCATTGCTTCGTAAAATGTTTTGATTATTTTCATTTGGTGTCCTTATAATAGGTTCAAAGTCAAGTGTGCCATTAGGGTGCTCTAAGTTTGTTTCTGCTCTTGCTTGTTCTAGTGTAAACTCCTGTCCGTCTCTATCCATACAGACATCATCTGTATCACCATACTTTGCATCTATTGCTCTAACAGTATCCACAACACCAGATTGTTCATAACCTGATACTGTGCTTGTTCTCTGTGCATTGTGTGTTTCTGTTCTTGCAATCATCATGGACCTGTATTTCTTGGCAGCATCTACGCCTTCTCTATCGGCTAAACCTGTAAATCTGCCTACAGGTATCATGGTTTTAATTTGTCTGGCTATCTTCTTTGGGTTGTCGCCATCTTCTCTACCTTTACTTATTACATTAAATAATGTTTTCTTTGCCTGTGCACTAAAGTCAACTAGACCCTTGCGTGTACCACCTTGTGATAATACTGCTTGTCCGATACTATCTTGTTCGTTAAATACTACGCTTACTCCAATCCTCTGTGCGACATGCCTAAAGGTTTTCTGGGCAACTCGTTTGTAATGATTAATGTATAGTAATTCTAATCTTTCGTTCATTGCTCTATCGCCACCTATACCTAAAGGCAATATAGTGTTAACAAGTGTGCCAACATCCTGACTTAAAAATGTGTCCTTGTAATCTATAGATTTGTCACCGTTAACTTCTGCTTCGTTTCCTAAGTGCGTAAGATAAGCATCTGCTAAATCTGCACCTTGTTTATTAAATTCTTTCTGTAAGCTATTTGCAAAGATGCTAGATAGTTCTAATTCATCTTCTTCTAACGCACCTACAAATTCCATTCTTGTTAATTTATCTTCTTTATATGTTAGGTCTTTTGCTTCATCAGGTTTAGCAGACAATAATTGTGGTTGTCCTCCTGCTTGTGCAAGTGGTGCTCTTTCGTCTCTATCTACTTCATTTATGTTAGTAGGTGCTCTAAATACATTATCTATTTCTTCTGATTCAAAGCCTGTCATTAACCTTGCTTCTCCTCTAGTTATAACTCCACCTTGAAATAATGTACTTGCCCTATTAGCTTCTGCTGTTCTATCTTCTTGTAATATTCTTATATTGTCGTTCTCAAAACCAAATTCAAAGTTATTTGCAGTTTCAAACTCTGACATTAATTGTGTTGTTAGGTCCGTTGCTATTAATCTTTGCACTGGTATTATGCCATTCTCGTATGCCATTTCTCTAGCTTCTGACATATTACTAAATGTGCTACGGCTAAGACCTGCACCTAATCCTGCTACTATTGCAGGTACACCAAGTGCAGCACATACTCTTTCTTCTGGTATTGTTCTTACGTCTCTTAAATTCATTTCGCTAGGACTAAAAGATATGTTTTGTATATCTAGTGGCATGTTAGATACAAATGGTTCTCCACGTCTGTCACCTGTAAATCTTTCTTTAAATTTATCTTTCATAACTTCTGCAGCTTCTCTGCTTAGATTTACACTGCCGTCTCTAGGCACAATAAATAATCCTGCTACACCCATGTTTTTAAGTAGGCTTGCAGAATAGTTAGCAGCTTCGTCATCTGTAAATATTTCTCTTAGCACTGCTTTTAATGGACTTAGACCTTCTCTGTTGTTCTGTGGGTCAAGACCCCATCTTAGATGTATTACATCTTCTGGGTCTACGTCTATCTTAGAGCCTATAGGTCTATATTCGTAATGAGATATAAATGTTGTAGGGTCATTTTTTCTAAATGCTGGTTTTATTAAAGCTGCTGGTGTGTACCAAAGTTGTATAACTTGGTTTTGCAAGTTTCTTACTTTCATAATGTAAGCGTTACCGTTAACTAAATAATCTGCTATTACTGACATCATCATTGTTGTGCCACTGTAATATTGGTTAGGTAATCTAAGTAACTCTGTTGCAGGATGTGGTTTTATTTTTTCTGTAGTTTCGTTGTAGTTTGCATATACACATATTGGTGCTTCTGGAAAGCTACGCATAAACCAATGTACACAAGCTGTAACTGCACTGTTTAGCATTGGTGCAACTTCTCTTTGGTAATCAAAGTTAGTTCTAGGTAGCATTACGTCACCTAGTGGGTCATTGTAATCCCTGCTAAATGACATTTCATATAATGCCTTCTCGTCTATGTTTGTTGGCTTACCTTGATAAGCGTTCAATGCGTTTATAATATTTTTTCGTAATCCCATAATATTGTCACCATACCTCTAATTGAGTTTCTTTTACAGAGTAGGTCATTGCAAGTGCATCTGCTTCATCAGGACTACGTTTACCCTTTTTACGCAGGTCATCTTTGCTTTCCAGTTTTATTTTTCTATCACCTTCAATAGTAAAACCTCTACTCGCTAACTGTGCGACCATGCGTTCTAGTGCTTCGTCATCTATGTAAGTTTGGCAAGTTAACTCTTTGCCTTCACATATACAACCACTTGCAAATGATAACTCATCATTCATAAGTGCTTCCCTGATACTATACCATCCTTCAGCATTTTTGTCCTTGTACCTTTCGGTATCAATCGGTCTACCTCCACCTTTAAATTCTTGCATCTGCCAATTACTGTAATCGTTTGTTATTAATCTGTCATAAACACCTCCACCTACACCAACTGTGTCAACTACTACATATCCATAATTGTTATAGGGTTCATGTGTCTTTATATATTCTGCTACCCATCCTGCTACTTGGTCTGTGTTCTGACCTTGCACTGACCATAATATTCTAGCCACATCACCATCACGTCTAACTACAACTGTTCTGTCATTACCTTCTCTTGCTACGTCTACGCCTATTGTTGTTGGTCCTGATGGCTTATGGGTATTGTTAAGAGCATTTCGTGCTAGTTCTAGGCTAATTAGATTGTTACCTAAGTTACTAGGAAACTTGCCAAGTATGCCACCTACATACATAGGGTGTTCTTCACCTAGTTCTTTCTTACGTCTTAACACTTGGTCGTATGTAACTAATCCACTTACTATTTCTTTTTTATTTATTACATTAGGTGTGTCAAATGCACTTAGGTTGATTGTGTGCCATAAGTCACGTTGGCTATGATGGCTTTCATAAAATTTACCACTTGTTGTAAATGGGTTGCCAGTCAATAAAACTCTGCTAGGGTTTAGTCGCATGCCTGCATCTATGTGACCATCTGCTACTGCATGTGCTTCAGTTATAACTAAAAGTAATCTTTTGCTGTGGTATCCCTGAATATTAAACTCATCTTGCGTACTAAATCCTACAGCGTATCTTCTGTCGCTTATTTCCCAGCGTGGTGCTTTACCTATATTGCCACCTAAAGGGTGACCGTTTTGTAATGCAGATTGATATGCTACCCTAACTTCTTTCCATACAATGTCATAAACCTGTCTGTATGTAGGACCAATCACTACAACTACAGCTTCTTGTTGCATTGCTAACCACCAACATATAAGCCTACCAGTAGTCCAATCCTTACCAGTACCATTAGCACCTACAACACTTACAAAGGGATTACTTTGAATACCTCTTAGTATCTCACCTTGCTTTCTATATAAATCTTCGCCAATTATTTTATTAACAAAGTAAGCAGGGTCAGACCACTTCTGTATCTTCTTTAGTTGTTCTTGGTTTACTGTTACCATCTTCTCCAATAAAATCTATTTCTTTGTCTGCATCTTTAACTGTGTAGTTAATTATATCTATAGGATTCTGTGCATGTGCACTATCAACAATACTGCTTACTGTTACAACTTGTATATTAGTATCTTTATTGTCGTAGTTGTTCCATCCTTCTAAATCATCCTTGCCTTCTCTAAGCATAGGAGAATGTCTTGCATAGAATGTAGGATGTGCCAAATATAGTCTTTGTTCTATTGTTGCACGCATTTCTATTTTAGCTTCATTGATGACCTGCCTAAACTGCCTAAACCCCTCAATGCCTTCTTCTCCTTTTGACATGTATCTATAGAAAGTTCTAGCACCCATACCACATGACATAGCAGCAACTTCTGGCATAGCACCATGTTTAATTTTTTCTGCTATTTTATCTAATAAATCTAATTTGTCTGGTCTACCCATTTTAGGTTTAATATCAGTCTTTTTAGTCTTTTTTGTTGTCATTTGCTATTTTTCTGTGTCATGTAAGGCTCATAGACGTGAGTTTTATATGCAAAAGGTATCCTACTATCACTTTGCATCAATCCATGCGTTGTTGTTTCTTACTTGGTGTCTCATGCCATAATTATCTACTTTATTATATACCTCTATATTATCTTTGCGTTTTAATTTGTTTTTCTTAAAAGAACTATAGTCTACATGATGATGTGGTCTGCCAAATCTAATTACCTCTTTACTAACGTCAGGATGTAGATTTACTTGCATGTTACTTTTAGGCTTTGTGCCTTCTATTTCGTAAAAG